CCACCGCCGGCAACACCTACAGCTTGCCCACGGGCACTGTCACCATCAATGACCATGTGGAAACCATGCATGAGGGGCGCATGGGTGGAAGCGGCCAATATGACGACAGAATCTAAAACACGCCCGCAAAAGCTTGTTTTTAAGCGCACGGCGCAAAACCCTGGCTTGAGCACCAAGCAAAAGCCCAGCATGGCGACCATGGCCAAGAGCTTGCTAGATGCTGCCGGCCAAATCATCAAAAAGGGCGTCAAGCGCGTGAGCAAAAAAGAAAAGGCAAGGCGCCTAGAAATTTGCCGCACTTGCCCGCACCTGGAGAGCGGCGGCACCAAGTTTGAGCGTTGTCAAAAGTGCGGTTGTGTGCTGGCCTTCAAAAGCGCGCTAGAGGCATGGGGATGCCCCATCAATAAGTGGTGAGCACCAAAAAGGGACGAATTTTGACCCTAAAAACGTCCTTGATTCCACTTGTGGGAGCAAAAAGCGCAAGTGAATCGACTTGTGGGAAGAAAAAGTGCGGGTAAAAGGCACTTGGGCCGGTTTTTGGGTGCAAAAATGATGTGTCAAGTTTTTTGCTTGAAATTGTTGACAACGTGAACAACATGCATTAATGGTGATTCCCATGGCAACAATTACATTTATTGCATTCACGACAATTTTGGCCGCTTGCGCGGCTTCTGGCTACCTGGCGACAACCGAAGACGGCAAAGAAGCCTGCCAAGGCTCCAACCACAACGCCCGCCGTTGATTCAAATGCCCACCGCGCACCGCAAGGATATAACGCTGATTCGGCGCTAGGTAACGCCAACGCGCGATGGGCATCTTCTTTTTAATCATGCGACACCTGGACCTTTTCTCCGGCATAAGCCGCTAAAATTTCACAAAAGCCATGAAAACCATATTTGTAGCATCATTATTATTAGCGGGTTGCGCCGACCCAGATTTAACCAGGGAGCAAAAAATTGTAGCTCTAACCTTGTTAGCAGAGGCGCGCGGCGAAGGCCTTAAAGGGATGGAAGCGGTGGCAATGGTCATTAAGCAGAGAATGGCCGACAGAAATCAGACCGCCCGCCAAGTCTGCCTGGCTCCAAAGCAATTTTCATGTTGGAACGGTAAAGGATACGACGATTTAAAGAACCTTTGGCAATCACCAGCCGCATCAGACGCCATTGATGTGGTGCGCAGGTTTGACCAACTAGACACGGCGGCCATTAACCATGCGAACCATTATTGCACTCTTCAAATAAACCCATATTGGTCAAAAGGCAAAACGCCAGTTGCGGTAATAGGCAATCATAAATTTTTTAAAATTGGCTAATGAACGCACGCAATAAGGGCAAAGGCGGCGAGCGCGAAGTCACCAACATCGCCAAGCATGAATTCGGCTTTGACGCCAAACGCACCGGCCACCATCAGGACCACCAGGGCCACGATGCCGCCGATGTAACAATTGCCGACCTGCCCTTTTTGCACCTGGAGGTCAAACGCACCCAAACATTTGACCGGCGCTCATTTCAGCATCAAGCCGCTACCGGCGCAAAAGATGGTCAAGTGCCAGTCATTTGCCATCGCGAAAACCATGGCAAGTGGTGGGCCATGCTTCCGATGAAACTGCTTTTTGTCATTCTGCAATGCTGCGACCTCAAGGCGCTGGCGGTGCGGTTGGCAAACTACCCAAAAAACGAATGGTGAACAAATGAACAAGCGGCAAACAATACCAAAATCAACGCGATTTGCGGTTTTAAAGCGCGACCGTTTTCGCTGCAAATATTGCGGCATCAGCGCCGAAGAAGCAGATGAACCGCTTCAAATCGACCATGTGAAACCAGTTAGTAAAGGCGGGACAAATGACATTACCAACCTAGTGACAAGCTGTTTTCCGTGCAATAACGGCAAGCGGGACGAATTGCTTACTCAAAACGTCGAGCTTGAATTGCAAAGAGCTCAAATTGAGGAAATGCAAGCAAAGCGCGAACAGCTTGAAATGATGGTTGAATGGCGAGAGGAGTCGCAAAACCTGCAAAATTCTGAAGTTGAATTTGCGGCGCAATATTGGGAACAAGCCACCTTTGGCGACCCTCACAAGTGCTGTGACATAATGCAACTAAAGCACTTGATAAAGCGCTTTGGAAGCAAGGCGGTTTGCGATGGGATGGATGAAACAATTGCAACTTATTTACGCGATAACACAAAACAAAGGCACGAATACGCTTGGCAAAAGCTAAAGCGCGTTATTGAGGTCAATCAGCGCGACCAAATTGAGCCAGGTTACAAGGCTAAAACAATGGCAATTGGTTACATGCTTCACGCCAGGATGCTGCCAAAGTGGGCAATTACCATGCACAACAAGTTCGTGGATTACGCTCAAAAATGCATGGATTACAATCTTGAGAATTTAATTAAACACGTGAAGGCGAGCAAAAACTACCCCCAGCTTGTCGACCGCGTTCTTGGCCTTCCAATTGGAAGCGTTCAATCAACTATAGAATACGATGTTACAAATGACCCTGACTTGATTTTTCAAGCAATGACAGACTCAGAAAGCGGTTTGTCACGCTTAACCAGACAACACCACAACCCAAAACAAAAAGGCAAAGTTAAAGAAATAGCATGAACACCATAAGCGAACAAACACAAACACAACGCAAACTTGCACCAAAGGGCACCCACGTCGCGCGCTGCGTGGCATTGGTAGACCTTGGCACTGGCCCAGAAACTTGGGAAGGCGAGACTAAAATTCAACGAAAGCTGAATATCACTTGGGAATTACCCAAACAGACCATTGACCTAGATGGCCAACCGGCGCCCATGCGCTTGTCCAAGAAATTCACGGCCTCAATAGATAAAAAGGCGACCCTGCGCAAATTCTTGGACGCCTGGATTGCCCCAACGGCTAAAGAACTGGCCGGCTTTAACCCAAGCGATTTGCTTGGCAAAGAGTGCCTTTTGACGGTGGGCCATTATGACAAGCCAAACGGCGACACAGGCGTGGCGGTCACCGCTGTGTCATCTGTGCCGGAGGGCATGACGGTCGACAAAACCGAAACTGAGGTGTGGGAATACGACCCTGAAAAGCCAACTGTGCACTTTGACCGATTGCTTGATTGGCAACAAGAGCGCGTGCGCCAGTCGCACGAATATCGCAATGCAATGAAAGGCAAACACGACAGCATGGGATTGGATGAAACCGATAACGCCCCATTCTAAAGTCGACTTTTCATGCACGCTTGACGGAGTGCACCAGGGCATGGCAGAGCGCATTTACCGCGCCGAGCCAGCCCTGGCTACCTCAGACCTTAAGCTGCTGGAAAACCCAAAAGCCTTTTGGCAGCGCGTTACAAAGCGCGTGCCATTCCCACGCACACCGGCCATGAAGCTAGGAACCTTGTTTCATAGTTACATTCTAGAGCCGGACGTGTTCACCAAGACTGTCACGGTTTGCCCTGATGAGTTTGCAAACAAGACGCGCAAGGCCGGAAAAGAATGGTGGGCGCTACATGGCGGCCCAAACACCATTAAAGAACAAGATTTGCAGCAAATAAAAACAATGGCCGACGCACTGCTTGCATTGCCTGAAGGCGACAAAATTATGGACTGCCAGGCTGAAGTGTCGGTCTTTTCCCAAACAGCTTGGCCGGTGGCTTCTAAGTGTCGAATTGATGCATACGACCCTAACACGGCGACGGTCTACGACATAAAAACCTGCGCACCTGGAGGCGCTCATCCAATGGCTTTCAGGCGCCAAAGCAAGGCGCTGAAGTATTACATGCAGCAATTTAATTACACCCACATTGCAAGCCGCGAGGGCCTGCCCATAAAGCGCTGGGTGTGGATGGTGGTTGAGACTGGCGGCGATTATTTGGCGGCTGCATATGAATATGCACGTGAGGACATGGTTCAAGCCGGCAAGGAAGTCACCGCGAATATTGAGCGCTTGATGGATTGCCTAGAGCTTGACATCTGGCCGGATTACACCCCGATAAAACCCGAAACCATCCAACTTTTTTATTAAAATATTTCCTCGCGAACACTGGCACAAAATGAGCCCAGCAGGGCAATACATGGTCCAGTTGTTCCAAGTCCAATCAATCAAAATTTATGAGCCGCACGAAGTTGACAGCGTGCCAGGCGTCCATGTGGACCCATGCGAAATCGTAAAACCAAAGAAAAAAAGGCGAAATCGCCAGAAGAACGAATCCTTGAAGCCGTTGCATTTCACTATGAGTTTGAACCGAGAGCCATGAAAAGCGCCGCACGATGCAAGCCACTAGCTTGGGCGCGTCATGTTGCCATGTTTTTAACATGGCGGCTTTTCCCTCAACCATACCGGCAAATTGCCAAGCTATATGGGCGCAAGAATCACGCGACCGTTGGGCACGCCTTGCAGCATGTGCAAAAGAAAATGAGAACCGACAAAACCATTGCCGCCGAGGTTGAACAGGTAGCGCGGGCCATTGCTGCATGATTGCATTTCGCGACCAATACACACCAGACAGCGACCAGGTAGAGCCATGGGTCAATCTAGCCATTGCCATTTTGGAAACTACAATCCAAGACATTCACATTTTGAGGCGAGCCGGTCTGCTGGTGGATGGCGAGACAAAACGCCCTTGGCCCATTGCAAGAGGTTGGAAACCTGGCGACACGAACAAGCAAATGCGGGCGTCCAACCATTACAACCATCCGCGCACCGTTGACGAGCTCATCGCATTTGTGCGCGGCCCATACCTCGCCGAGCTCATTGAGTGGTCAGGAATTAGAATGGTGACACAGGAAGATTTTATCAGGCACCTAGAGGGCAAAACGCCATTGATTCCCGAAAAGGGATACACCAAACGCCACAGATGAGCCGGCCCAAAATACAACGCGCATTTCAACCGGAATGGTTGTTTGAAAACGGCTTTTCAGCCGCTCAAATGCTTGTCTTGGTCTACGTGCAAATGAGGGGCCAGTGCTGGGAGCGCAAGGACGTGATTGCTCAAAAGCTGCGCATGGGAAAAGGCAAGCTCAAGCGCACCCTGGACGAATTGGTTGCGCTTCAATGGCTCGTCAAAACCACAAAAATCACAAACAAGAAGCGCGCCAACTGCTACGAATTGGCACCGGTTGAAGGCATTCGCGCAGACGAAAAGAGGCGCCAAACCCATTTTGCGAAGCCTCACGTGAGGCCACAAACTAATGCCATAAAAGCTATATATAGCGCTAAGGAAAAACCTAAAATTGCAAATGACTCTAAAAAACCAATTCCTTCTAAGATTTTGACTCAAAGCAAAGAGCCGCGAAGCGGCGACCAGAGGGGCGTGCCGAATGGCCCGCAATCGCCCGAGGATGGCTTACAAAAGCCTTTCAAGCCGGAGGTGGTAGAAGATAAGGCAAAGCCACCCAAAAAGCGCCCAGCGACCGAAAATCCACACGAGCGCGGCACCGGCGAATGGATAGCCTGGATGGTTGAAAATGGTTACGGACAGTTTGCGCTCACGGTGGGCTTTGACCATTGGCAAATCAAACACGAAGCAAAGCCTAAAAAACGCGAAAAATGGGGATGAACACAAAATTGATGATGCCGGTTGACATACCGGTCAAAGACGACGTTGAGCAAGGCGCCATCGGGTGCGTCGCATTGGGCGCGTATAAAGACGCGGTTGAAATGGGAGTTGATGCCAGCACCTGGCACAATCAGAACGCAAAAGCAATATGGCAAGCCTGTGCGCGATTGGATGAGCAAGGACTTGAGCTCAACAGCATCAACATTGCCAAGGAGGCGCCTTCTGTTGGTCTTTATTTGTTTGATGCATTAGACCGCGCACCTACCGAATCAAATTGGCCATCATGGGCGCCCGAATTGCTGGACATTGCAAGGAGGCGCTCTGTTTTCACGCGTTACTATGACGCCATCAAAATGGTCAGCGATGAAAACATGTCCACGAAGCGCTTGATTGAACAAATGGAGGAGAACTTTTTTGCGGTCACGACCAACCACGCCAGCAAGAAAGACCAAGGCGAAGCATGGCGCGCTTTGCTGGATTTGCTTATTGAAGCCAAGGAAAAAGGTTTGCCATCCACTGGCTTAAAAACCGGCCTTTATGAAATCGACAAAATCATTAAGGGCTTTAAGCCTGGCTCAATGAACGTGGTTGCTGGCCGCCCTGGTGGCGGCAAAACAGCTTGGGCGCTTCAGGTAGCGCTCAACACCGCCATGGCAGGCGACCCTGTTGTCATCTGGTCCTATGAAATGCCGCACCAACAGCTTGCCACGCGTTTGATTGGTTGCCATAGCGGCGCCGATATGGGCGACTATTTAGAAAACGGTGGCGAAAGTGCTGCCGCAATGATTGCCAAAAGTTGCACCGCTTGCTCTTCAGCGCCTTTGCATATCGAGGACCGCGTTGACCTAAACATTGCGCAACTGCGCGGCCAGGCGCGCCGGTTCGCCAAGGAAATGGGCGCCAAGCTTTTTGTGGTGGATTATCTGCAATTGATACCGCCGGCATACCGAAGCAAAGACCGAGTGCGCGAGGTTGGCGAGATAAGCCAGCATTTAAAAAAGGCAGCCCTAGAGACTGGAGTTCCATTTCTTGTCCTTGCCCAAATGAATCGAAGCATTGAAGAACGCGCAGGCGAGCCGCGACTTTCTGACCTGCGCGAATCCGGCAGCATTGAACAAGACAGCGACACTGTGAGCTTTTTGCACCAGGACGAAAACGAGCCGGACTTTTTGCAGTTTTTGGTGAAGAAGAACCGCCACGGCAGGGTTGGCAAGGTTGGTCTAAAATGGACCAAATGGAATGGGCGTTTCCGCGCTGTGCATGAGTTTGAAACAACCGAGGAGGCACCGTTGTGATTTTAGGGATTACCGGCAAAATGCGCGCCGGCAAGTCAACATTTGCCACCTTTATGCATGATTTGCTCCCAAGCGACCGCGCAAGCTTGGCGTCACCCATTAAGCGCTTGGCTTGTGACATTGCAGGCCCAGGTGCAAGCGACCCAGAGCGCAAGGAAACAGTGCGCCCATTACTGCAAGCCATTGGTGAGGTGTGCAAACAACTTCATGGACAGGATTATTGGTTGCGCATCCTTGCCAGCGTGTGGGAGGACAAAATCAATTCCCCTGACCGATGGGTCATCATTGACGATGTGCGCAGTCTTACAGAAGCCAATTGGATTTTAAAACAGGGCGGCCATGTGGTGCGCGTGGTGCGACCTGAGACCGATTGCCTGGCCAGTGACCATGTGAGCGAGCGAAGCGTTGACGGCATCACACCCGACACGGTGGTGATTAATCGCGGCGACCTTTACGACATGCAACAAGAAGCCAGCAAACTGGCAATAAAACTTGAATACAATGGACACCCAATCCTTTCTTGAACGCTGTTATGCGGCCGGCATACGCGACCCAGCCGCATGGCTGCAATCGCGCGGCATGGGCGCATTTGGCTGGCTCAAAGGCGCATTCCCGCGCGGCATATTGCCAACCGATTGCGATGGCGAGGTGGAAGTCAAAGGGCAATTCTTGCGCCTAGAGTTTAAAAGCGCCAACAAAGTGCGCGCCGGTGGAATTCCTAAGGGGCAACTTTACCTTTTCAACTCACTAATCAAAACCGGTGTGTTCACTGTCTTTGTTGCCGGCCATGACGACCGAGGGCGCGTTGAATGCTGCAAAGTCATGCGGCTTATTGATGGCGAACCGGTCACCGAATTCCACGACCCATTGACAACCGACGAATTCCACAAGATGTGCGGCAGATGGGCTGAGTCTGTTGACCCATCATTCACCTACAAATGATAGTTGAGCCGCACACATTTGACCCAGAGCCCGAGCAAAAGCCCGATTGCGCTGTTGCATGTGCTGATGCGCTGATTGCCATTGTTGAATATTTGGGACAGCTAGACAGGCGCCCAAATTCTCAACGCGTGCGCGTGGCAGCGCTGCAAGTGGTGGTTGGTCGAATGACAGTTGAGGTAGCGGCTCATCAATACAAAGTCCACAGGACAACCATTTACCGTCACGTCAAGCAACTAGGCGACGAGCTTGGCTTGCAATACATACGCGGAGAGCTTAGGGCAACCACCCCCCCCACTAAGGAATCTCTTAACGGCTAACCAAAGGCAGGTTTCCGCGCACGAG